AAGCTTGACGTTCTTACCAGAAACAGTTACTTCGCCTGTATTTGCTTTTGCATTTACGAGATTTGCTTGATTTACAGTCATCGCCTACTGTGTTGCCTCTTTCGCTATCTCACCATGTCGAAACCAGGTCACCCCCACCCAAATATACTAACCAATACACTTGGGTGGAGATGGTGGGAATCGAACCCACGTCCACAATGCCTTTGCTACAAAGGAATTACAACAATAACTACAGTATATATTTATTTAGAGTGTTTGTCAAGTAATTTTTGGTCAATGGTAATTTTTGCTAATTACTTGCATGACCGATCTTTATCACGAAATTTACACTGGTGAAATTTTTCAAACCAGCCAATGCATCTGGCATGAAAATAACTTGTTGGACTTTGTTCGCAGTAATCTGATTTTGTTGGGGTATCAATCTGCAGATGACAACAACAAGGTCTGGCGCCGCGGCAATCAAACTGTTGTGGTATGCCTGGTAGATGATTTTACTACCTGTAGTGAAAACTACTCGTTGGCTGTGCCCTATTTGTTTGATACCAACACTGTGGTGATTACAGATAATCGTGTAAATGTGCCCACACAATATCGTGTGTGCCAATTGCCAGAAAGTTTTTATGGTATCTACGCACATACACCAGCTGTGAACACGTGGCAGCCCAATCGGCGTTTTTGTTTTGCTGTGAATAGAATGGATCACAAACGCATGTTAATGTTTTTAGAAATGCGATTGCGGGTGCAATTTCGACTTGACGGCGAGATCGACAATCGATTCAATATCGATGTTATGGATTATACAAATTTTAACTGCTGGAGTTGGAATGGTGACAATACCAGTGTTGCAGGATTGACAGACAATTTTGATCAACAGTACCAAGAATTAGAACCGCCCTATTGTGAAGTGTACAAAAAACCCTATCAACATGTTCGCGACATGATGCCATACCGTAATCATGACCTAAGTCAAGAACAGGCTCATGTGTCAGCCTGGATGAATATTGTGATGGAAACCTACAGCAGTGATACAACTGTTGCACTGAGTGAAAAAACCTTTCGCGCTTTATGTTTGCCAGTGCCATGGATGTTGTATTCGGGTAAACACACCGTGGCATACCTGAATAGTTTGGGATTTGATGTGATGTCAGATGTGATTTCTCATCGTTATGATAGCATGATAGAAAATCGCACTGCGGCATATGGTGACAAAATGGTAGACTTTTTGTTTGAAGCCACAGACACTGTAAAACAAATACAAGCAGATTCTCCTCGATCACGTGCTCAACAGGCTGCAGAACACAATCAACAACTGCTAAGGCAAATGCGCCAACAGTGGCCACAAGATTTTGCACAGTGGTGGCCCGCAACGGTTGAACTGATAAAATAATGGATCAGATTACTAAAATGCTTGGTGAACGCTATGCCATGTTTTATCATACTGGCATGAGTGTACAAGAACTGTCTCCTATGCAAACATTAAGCAAATCAATTGAGATAGTAAACACACACATGAAGCAACACGGACGAAATCTTTTCTCATGGGAACCAGGACTGCAAGATGAAATCAGCCGATTGGTAAACGTGAACTGGATCTATCAAAAATTACCACGTGAGCCTATTAAGAAACCCATCTTGGTATATCAACAAGACCGCAAGTATCATGTGATATGTGGCGACACACGTCTCATGGCATTGAGTTTATGCTCGGATCCGCCACAGGTATCTGTGGTAATTACAACACCTCGTGAATTGGCTGGTGATTTTTTGGATTGGATTCCTATAACCGGCGATGCCGAATTGATTGGCCATGTGGGGCTGGATACCGGTTCTGCAGCAATATACTATACTCCAGCCAATGCGGACAAAAATTATGCGGCGTCCTGGTTGGAAATTGGAGACAACAGCACAGCCACGCACTTGCATGACATCAATCAAAAATTAAACATGATGCAACAGTATCTTGATCAACAGGCCAGTGATTTTGAATTTAGTATATCCTGGGCCAAACAGCCAATCAAGTGGGTAAGTTAATGGATTATAGTGTATTGTTTCAACAAACTTTTGCGGAACTAGGCTTTGATGTGGTAGGAGTTTGGAATGTGTTTGAGTCTGAGTACGATTGGCAATCAGGATGGCAATGCCGACTGCCAGCGGTAAATTTCAAATCAAACACAGTATTACTGATGTATCTACAAGATCGCGTTACTGTGGTAAATGGTTGTGTGCTAGAATTAGAAAAAATTGTTCGGCAATACGGTACAAATTTAGAACAGATTGTGGCAGTTCATATGCATCCTGGGCTGGATGAAATTTATTCGGGTCCTATAAAATTGATTGAATTTAGCAACCATAATCATGCCCTTATGAATAGTTTACAATCTCAAATTGAACTATGGCAACACATACCACAACAAACCAAGACCCGGTCATGGCAATGCTTGAATGGACGACCGTGCCAGCATCGCCGCCGCGCTGTGGATGTTCTGCAGACGTGGACCAATGGTGTCTTGAGTTATGGCCGTGATATTCCTTTACCCCAATGGGACTACGGTACCTATCCTGGTAGTAGCAATGAAGAAAACTTCGTTCGCCTGGCACAAGTATATGGATCATGTGCGTTTAATATTGTAACCGAAACACTGTACAATGAGTATCCAGGCCTGTATTCAGAAAAAACCCTGTTGGCATTTTTAGCACATCAGATTCCTATCATGATCAGCACACCGCGTCTGGTTGAAAAGCTCCGTCTACAAGGATTTGACATGTTTGATGACATTGTTGATCATGGGTACGATCTTGCACCAAACGACTGTCGGGTAGAAATCGCTCTAGAATCTAATAAATTGGTAATATTAAACCAGTATGATACCAGTCACTTACGTTCGCGATTCGTGGCCAATAAGGAATTGGCGCTCGATACACTACCTGGGTGGTATAGCACAAATTTTAAAATCCGTGCTAGAGAAATTGCTGAACAGTTACTTACTTGCTAGAACCGTATACTTCAACTACTACTCTACGATTTTCGCTACGACCTTGTGCTGTTTTATTTGACGCAACTGGTTGGCTTTCGCCTTTGCTGTCAGAGTATACACGAGACGCTTCTACACCTTGACTGGTCAAATATTGTTTGACTGCTTCAGCACGACGCATACCTAACTTTAGGTTATAATCGTCAGTACCAACACTGTCAGTATGTCCAACCACAACAACCACTTCGACTGTGACTGTTCGTAGTTTTGCTACCAACTGGTTTAGTGCCACTTGACCTTCAGGTTTAACTACAGATCGATCAAAGTCAAATAATGATTTTGCCGCGTAGGTTACTTTGGCCAACTGTGTTACACTTTTTGCAGGCGGTGGCGGTACTGGCCTTACAGGAGCAGTTACAACAGCCGCAGGTTTTGCCGCAGGCCTAAGAGCACCATCACACTCGGGTGCCGCAGTGGCTGGAGTCCAGGCACTGCTTCTCCAGCATAGACCAGTGGAGTTAACCACAGGACCTGATTGACTAATCCAATTGTCGTGTGCCATGACGGTTGAGCTCATGACCAATAATCCAAATAATACTTTATACATTTTGTTTTCCTTTTTGTAATCTATTTATTATAACACTAGGGCTGGTAACTGTCAAGCCACCTTTTAAAATCTCCATACAAGGTGGCTATCAAGGCCTCCGAACTGCCAAACAAGATGACCTTTCTAGGAACGCCTTGTCTTGCCCAGATATAGTAGGGCATCTGTAATTTTTGATCCATTTCTAAAATCATGGCACCATTCAACACATAAGGATCGTCAAGATCAAAACTGTATTGAGCAAGATCGAGATCCTTGCTGAAGACCGCATATCCTACGCTGGTCAATCGCATGCCACCCTTGGGTCTTGTGTTGTGCCACCAAGTACGCATGGCCACTTTTTCAGTCACTCCAAGCTCAGGATCCAGCTGTTGTACTAGATCGTGGGTGAGTTGTTTCTTTTGACTGCGCACACTAAGGAAAAATCCTATTGCCTTGTGTGAGTACCACTACCGAGAACTTGTCAGTCTTGAACTGTGTGTTCAACTTGCGTGCCAGGTTGATGGCATGACCGGGATTACTGAAACTGACCTTTTTGTATTTTGGTCCTGGATACTGTACCAATAGGTTTGATGTTTTGAGATTGATAGGCTTGCTGTCATAAAATACTGCCCACACTCCTTCGCTACCTAGCACCTGTTCAGTTTTGTAGGTAGTACGATTTGTGATCTCAGCGAGCACAGTTGGTTTGGGTCTACTCATGATCTAATATTTATGACCTTAATATACCAATATTAAAAACTGCCCCCATCCATCTTGATGGTGATTGTTTCTTCAACTTGATTAGTTGTAGCAGTTTCACGTAATTGCTGTAAATCTATCAGTAAACGGGTAATATCAGCGTGTAAATCTTTAGCTTCGGTTATACTCATGACCAAATCTCGTCCACCGCGTGCTTCCAATCCACGCACACGATCCACAAACTTGTGCAGATGTAGGCTCATCGATGAGCCTCGTTTAAATATGGGTCCAAATTGGGTGGGGTCCACCCGTCGGGCTTGAGAACCTTGCCATCTTCACGTTTGAGCACTGTTCCAGACTCTGGATCAATCTTGGCAAGGTTGCTACGCATGACTTCATTCCAGGCACCTTCTGCGTCGGCACCCATGCTGTGTATGGCACCAATGGTGACTACCAAGATGTCAATCATGGCATCAAGATCGGTAACCGGAAGTCGGCTGTCTTCAAGTTCTTGCACTTCTTCTCGGATTAAATTGAGATATAGTGCATACTGATCTAGGTTCACAGAACCTACGGTTTGATTGCAGGCCTTCATGAACTTGGCCTGATCTTGAAACGGATTAATCATTTGGTATCTCCTGTTGATTATAAAATGGTCCACGATACGGGTAACGCTGTAACACTATCAGTTTGGGATCTTGTACTGTCTTCCACTTGCGACCTTTCTTGACCGAATACCATCCAGCCGCAAACCAACTACGACTCTTGGCACCCTTGGTGTACAAAGGCAACGCATGAGGTATATCCCAGACTGGATTGTGTGCTCGTCCCACAGTAGGATACCCATGAACTGAATTTACGGTTGACCTGGGCCTAGTCCTGATCATGGGCGGTTCAAAACGTACTCCTGTACGTTGTTCCACCATTTTAATAGTTTTGTACTGTGTGATCTGATTGTTTATTCGTACTTGGTATCCGCCAGCACAGGCTTCCACATTACCAATCTTTTCTTCATCTTGTTGTAATATCCAAAATTGCTGGTCAATTACGGGTTTAGCTACGATCATCTGGTCTCCTTGATCTACATCGTTCTTGCACTGAGGGTGGAACATCTGGATGCCATCCACCAATCAATATTCCGCAATCGTATCGCGCCACTGAATCCTCGGGCCAATTGCGTATTAAAAAAACTACCAGAAGTATTATGCCTACAACTGATAGTGCCTGCCACAATCTAAGCATTTAACAATCCAGAATAGGTTTGATTCATCCAGCGACCAAAGTGTTCGGCGCTTTCACTGCACTTGTTCAATTCGTATTTGCCACAGAACTGCATGAATCTCACTCCCACTTGTCCCACATCCTTGTGACTGATCTGTTCACGAATGGCAGTGTCTACAGTTAGTTTGACATCTTCAGGCTGTGCCGTCAAGTCAATCAAGGTCCTGTTGCGTTCGTAATCGTCTAACACCTTGTGTTCTACACCATCTGGATCAGACCATCTTTGTAACATCATGTTGTTCCAGTTGTAGCCTTTTTTATCTTTGTCCGAGTATGCTTCCAGGAGCCCGACCTTGTTTTTGGTGCCTTTTGTCCTGACACCCGGGAAGGCGCTAAACACATTGTCGCTACTATCGCCCCGCATGCATTTTTCAAACAGAAGCCACGCTGGGTCAGGGATTGTTTTAGCTTGTTTTGTTTTCTTATCGATAACTGGGTTACCTTTGGCATCAAATATTCCTTGTATGGTCAATAGCTCGTCTGTAATACCATTGTATTGTTTTACATTGTCGGCTAATAATTGTACAAAATCAGTATCACTACTAATAACTATGTGTTCGTCTTGGGGGTGTAGAGCAATCCATCTTGCTATAATGTCATCGGCTTCCGCTGTTGGGCACCTTACAACACTACAGTTGGTTCTTTCAGACAAATATTTAGTCAGGTTATCATAGGTTTCCCAAAACATGGCATCTTCTTCGGCTTCTTTTTCTGTGAGTGCGGCACGGGCCACAGCACGATTGGCCTTGTAAGGTTTATAATGATCCTTGCGCCAGCTACGCCCTTCTAAGGCAAATACCACGTGATCTGCTTCAAATCTTCTAGCCACTTTGTTAGCAGCCATCAAGGTAATATGTAGAGCAAATCCAATTTTTTCCCAGGTATCACTGGCTCTGAAAGCACCATGTCTTGCTCTAAAGAACATGTTTGCTGTGTCAATTAACACATACCGCATACGGCACCACCTTAAATGTATTTGTTTGCAATAATGTATTGTAACAGATATTTGGCCCAAAAGCAATGGGCATCTGCTCTAAAGTGATAGCTAGAGGGATTTGCCATCTTGAATCCGTTGTTTATAAGCACTTTGTTATAGGTTTGGGCAAGATCATATGGGCCAATATAGCTGGTGCCCCAATCTTTTTGTTCTGTAATTATAGGAACCATCCGATTGTTTTCCAAATGTGATCCACCAAAATGACTGTTGGCATTGAAAAACACGTGTGGTATTTTTAACTCATCAAGATAGCAATGAAACTGCCAGACATCTTGATGTGCTTGTTGTGTGCATTGTGTCCAGTCAATGTCAATAACATACTGACGATATTTTTCTTGTAGCTCTTGCGGAACATGGTCCAGCCCCGATGCGTTAACTTGCCACCATTGGTCCTGATAAAACCATTCTTCTCGTTCCCAGGTCGACCACTGTATCAACACAAGTGTGTCAGACAGTTTGTCTGGGTTTTTCTCAATCCAGTCTCGAGTGGTTCTAATTATTCTGGCGTTGCACCCACCCGCTTGTGCATCACATACCAGTTCAGCGTTTAGTAACTCGGCCAGTTTATAGCCAAAACTCGCACGTAAATTATCCGGGTGTGGCCGTTGACCCATACCCCAACATTTGCCATCATCTTCAGCAAAGCCATGGGGGTTGACTGCTTCAGCACCGGCCGCGTGACTGTCACCATTCACATACAGGATCACGATACTTCAGACCTACCGTCACCAATGTCTTTGCTGCGGATAATCCTGTTGCCGTTCATGGCCTGGTCTTGCTCCCAAGTTTCAAGCACCACATTACGGCATACATTTTGAAACCAACGATCCACAATGTCAGCATCGCTATCGTCTTTTTTCATCATGTAACCGTGTCTGACCAGGTCAGCAATCATCTTCTCATTCCAGTCAAACTCAAAGGCACCAGCATGTATATTGTTGGGATCTATTTCCATTGAAACAACATTAAAGTATGGTTCACCTCGTTCGGTGGCCAATTCTTTGGCAGTCTTTTCTGGCACCTTGGGAGCCTTGGGCTTGGGTGGTTCTGTTACCTTGACTATGGTTGGCTTCTTGAGAAAGCGATCAAAAAATCCCATTTGATTCCTTTTTTAACATTAACATCAATCCTTCATCTCTATGATACCAGCGTTCTTCTTGATCCATCATTGGCGCGAGATAAACATTTGACTGTAGAACATCTAGTCGACGTGGTAGTTTTATATCAGTTTCTTCAATATACCCACGCACAGCAACAGTACCAAATAACCAACGCCCTGTTACATAACATCTTCGAGGCCACCAACAACGTTGATATTCAAACACCGCTCGATTTGCAAAACTGTCGTATACATCATTACTCATGACTCGCCTGCCGTAGTAACCTATACCCATCAAGGTCTAGTATTACCGTATTGTATTATTACGATATCTTTGCGAGTAGTTGTAAGTTTGCGCCAAGGATCAACAATGATGCTACCTGGTTTGATTTCGCAGTAGGGTTGGGTATCCACTTGATCACCAGTGTATTCATACGTGATTTTTCTGTTGTGTGCCCACAAAAACACTGCTGGTGTATCAATTGCGGCAACAACATCAGTAGGATCGTCAGCTAACGGATCTACGTATACCACTTGATGTCCGGCTTCTTTGACATAGTGCCCAACTAAAGTACTGTAACTTCCAATACAATACTCCACATCTGGCTTGTAGGCCTTACCGTGTATCACAATAGGCAAGTTTAATAACTTGGCCTGTTCAACCAAGTATAAGGCCAAGTTTTTGGCCTGTAATTCTCTGGCATGCATCACTGTATCAAACAAGTCGTATCCAATTTCGTATTCTTTAGCTAACCAACGTAGAGCAATATTGTCTCTAGGATGGCAAGCACCTGCATCGCCCATACCAGCTGTCATGTACTTGGGGCCCATGATACGCATGGTACTACGAGCAAGAGCATTAGTGACCACATCAACATTGATGTTGCCAATCTTCATAGCAAAGTCCTGGATCATGTTTACTAGACCAACTTTGGCACTAATAAATGTGTTGTAAAAAATCTTGATACTTTCGCATTCGTCCCAGGTACCAATTTCATAACGTGGATCGTTGTTCATGATAGTTTTGTATAGT